TCCCACTGCATCATCCGTATGACACGGGACTTTGGAATCACACAAAATCACAACCATTCGAGATCTAGAAAACCTAGACCATCCATGGAAATATCCTCTTTCCCGAAGAGAATTGAGAAGACGGCTTGGTAATACTCAGAAGCAGTAATACCAAACTTGGAATGGACCAAGGGAGTAAAATCATAAAGAAACCCAACAGAACTGGGTTTCTTGATCTCTTGGAGTATTCCTTCCAAACCTAAACGGATAAACAACCCGCGTAGGTTCCAAGAAACACCTCCTAAGTCCAACATACCATCTTCGTACAATTGCGCGAACTTTGCCAAAAACAACTTCTTGATAGCTGGGAAGTGACGGAACTCATAAGAGTAACTCAAAGCCTTGCCACAAATATAAGCACTGGGATCCTGCTTTGGATTTGGACAGACATTGAATCTCGCCACTGCCTTACCAAGAAAAGGTACCATAACGTAGGTGCCATTGGCAAGTTGCGTAAACCAACGAGAAAGGAACGAAACACCCTGCAATGTCTTACTGACTGTGCACTTCACCTTCATATGTGCGAGTTTAGCTATGAACTCATATTGACGCACATAAAACCGGATCGGTCTGGTGGCGCGGTCGAGGCGAATAACACAGTCATCGCCAAGAATTGCAGCGGCCCCCACTCGGCCAACGTGAATTGTGAATGCCTTCAGGATGGTGGCATTCCACATGCTGTTGCGGAAAGTGGTAGACTGGCTACCCGTAGGTAACTGGTTCTTTATACGCACTTTCATCGCATATGTATAATTGCTAGCAGTGTAACTGTTAGCAACCAACATAAGACTTGTCAGCCACATGGGTGCACCCAAACGGCGCAACCAAGAGACTTCCAACATGTGAACATCTAGCACTTGACTACTGTCATTGGCGCTGAAATCAGTAGAAATAAAGCGACTGTTACAATCGCCTGACCTTTGAAAGTGGTCGACTATTTCTTCAGACGTTTTCTTGTAAGCGCCCATCACTTCTAAAGTGTCTGGGCCACGTCTCTGATCAAAGCACTTAAACATTCGTCGAGTGCATTCCTGCATGATGGGACCTAATACCGCATTGTGGATATCTGAACTTTGGTAAATGATCCGTGGAGCCCAGTTATGGTCATGGCGCTTAAGTAAAGCCTCCATTTTCACAAAGATTTGCTTGTCAGAAAACTGCTTGCTAGTCATCTCTGCTACTTGACCATATCGAATGGCTTTAGCTTGTTTAGCTTGTTTAGCCGGTTCGAATTGCTGGTTCCACTTCTCAAAAAGTTCAATACTCCACTCGATTGGCTCGAGTGGTTGCGGACAGATCTCATCAAGTAAATCGGCATTGGCCAACCTGATACTACTGTGTACCCTTTCGGATGTAAAATAATTACATCTTTTATCGATCGCTGCAGAAAGACTGGCGAGAGTTTTGGATGGCACAACTGGTAAGTGCTCATAAATTGTCGGACCATAGACGTCGTCTATGATCTTGGTAGTGTCATTCAAAACCCCATCTTTAGGGCGACCAAAGGAGAAAGGGACGACAGGATGTCGAAGTTGGCGTGTCGGATTCACGCGAGCCCTGCGGGCATGGTAGGCATTAGTTACTGAAAACGTGC